GCATAGCTGTTCTACTGCTTATTATAGGTTTATCACCTTTGTATGTCACTATGAGCCTTATGACAAGGCAGATGCAATCAGATAAGGTTAATTAAGACCAGGGAACACCAGTTGATGTTGTAGGTGTTTTAGATTCTGTTATCTGTGCAGCAATAGATGTTTCTATTCTTGTTACTTCATCAGCACCTAGAGCAGCTTTAGCCCACGTAACAGCGTTATCTTTAGTGATAGAAGCATAAGCAGTAAACGATCCACTGTCAGCTTCAGCAAGTCCTACAGAACCATAAGAAGAACCAGTATGATCTCCATCTGCATCACTTGCAGTCCAGTGAACAGTAGTCACTACATCAGATAAAGAACCTACAGTTTTTGTTGCATCTAAAGAAACAACATCCCAAGTTACAGCCATGATAATTTTTTAAATAATTTTGATTATATATTAAGTGTTTTCTTCTTCAGTAACACCGTCAACTTTTTTAAGACCTTCAACTAATTTTTGATTACCAATAATTTTAGCTGTTAGTTGGTTTAACTCTTGTTGTTTTGCCTGTATGTCAGATTGAATCTGTTGTGCCTGTTGTATATCAGAATTAAGAATAGATTTTGTTTCTTCGTAAAGTTCCTGTGGGGTCATAAAAAATAAATATGTAAACCTATTATACTAAGCAGCTTCAAGTGCTTCAACTTTACCTATCAATTCTTGTACAGCAGCTACAAGTAAAGGAACAAGTTTTGATTGATCTATTGCCTGATAAATAGGATCATTTAAAGTTCCTTCTTTATACTCCCCTGCATCTATCAAAGCTTGTGTTACAACTGCATCTTTTGTACCTGTGATAGCTTCTGGTACTGCTGTTACCTCATGTGCTAAAAATCCATCAACAGTTATAGACGCATCAGCTTTAAAATTAAATCTTGAAGGTTTTAATCCTTTTAATCTTGTAATACCATCAGAAATTGCAACTACATTTTCTTTTAATCTATAATCTGAACTTGTATTGTAAGAAGTTGCACTACTTGTTACAGCAATATTTCCGACCTCTGTTCCGTCATGAAAGAATAGAACACTACCGCCAGTTGTCCCTGCTCTATTAAATTCTGCGGTGTGATGATTAGTCGCTTTAACTTGAATCCCTGAAGCTTTACTAATAACCATACCTTTATCTCCATCTCCGCTATTAGTCATAAGATTAGTGTCAGTAGTACCAATCATTAAATTTCCAGACGAATCTATACGCACACGTTCTGTAACTGAACCACCAGAAGGAGTAGTAGAAAACAATAGGCTTGCACCTGCTGATCTATGCCTGAAACTTGCTTCGGTTGTACGATATTGAATTTCTCCCATTCTTGTCGTTCCATCATTTTCATAAAAACCTAACTCACCAATATCATCTGCTGATCTACCATAAACTGCAATAGCATTTGCATTTGAATCAGATTGCACTTGTAAGGTATGAGTCTGTGATGTTGAAGTTTTTCCTATAAGCAACCTTCCAGACGAATCTATACGCATGCGTTCATTAGATCCATTAGTTTCAAAAGCTAAACCGCCAAACCCATTTAAAGTTAAACCATTTAAAGCAGTTGTAAATTTTAGATAATGTGAACTTACATCATTAGACCAAGTTAATGCAGCCCCATTTCCCCCACTAAGTTTTATATTACCACTGCCTATATCAAGAGAATTTGCTGGACTTGTTGTACCTATACCTACGTTTCCAGACGAATCTATACGCATACGTTCTGTAGGAGTAGCAGCACCATCAGCCGTTGTATTAAATGTTAAATTGCCAGGCATATCATTTGAACCAGGCGCACCATCTACATTTGCTAAAATACTGGCAGCAAGACTATTACAATCTGTACCATCAGCACCAGCAAACTGTATAACTCCTAATTTATCTCCATTAGCAACTATGGTATTTGAACCATCAGAACTTCCTCTCGACTTTCCTAATGTTAAATGAGGTATATTACCAGCACTTGCACCAGCGTTTGAAATAAGACTCAATGATGAGGAAGCAAAACCTGTTCCTTCTAGTTGTATTTGAGAGGTGCAATCACCCACGCTGCGTGAAGATTCAGTTCCAAAAAGCAACCTTCCAGACGAATCTATTCGATATCTTTCAGTGCCAGCAGTAGCGACATTAAAAGTATCAGCAGCAGAACTAAAAATACCTGTGTTCAGATCATCTCTAAAAGCTAATGCAGGGGTACTTGCAGAGCCATCTTCCAGTGTAAACGTACCATCAAGTTGAAACAACTCTATAAAACCGTTATTAGCTGCATTTCTTATCTTCATTACATTATTTGTCGTATCAGCAAATAATTGAAATGCGTAAGTTGTTGAAGGATCAGAAGAACCAGAATTATTGCTTGCTATTGCTTGTAAAACGCTATTTATATCAGCCCTGACGTTTGCTCCTGTGGAGTTATCTATAACATAATCGTGTTGCGCCATTTCCTAAACCAAAATTTTCTCTTAGTATATCCTAAACCACTATTAACTACCACGCCCAAAACCTGTTGCAGCATATTTGAAATTTCTATTTACATGACTTGATCCATTCTTTACATCTATATCAAACCCTGTCGAAGATATATTTGATAAAGCAAAAAAATCACCTGACTGTGCATTTTCTATTGTTATTCCTATAGAAGGTAAAACACTATTTGCTGCAATGCTAGTTCCAGATTGACCTGTGAAGAAACTGTTAGTGAAAACGACTGATTTTGTAGAAGTACCTGACGCAATAAATCCACCAGTAGATGCCCCTGCATTACCAAGACTTGTTTCTGTTCTGCTTTCTAATTCTGCTGTATATCCAAGCTGGTCTATTTCAATTGATTGTGCAGGGTCATTTGAATCCATTTCACATTTAAATTTAAATCCTCTTGCAACATAAGTTCCATTTACAAATGGATTAAAGTTAGAAAATTCTGCACTAAAGTTACAATTACCGCTAGTTGTTAAAGAAGTTGCAGAAGTTAAAGTAAATGAGTTTGCATTTGGTACTGTTTGTATCTCATAATCACCATCAACACCTGTTCCAGAAGTAAAGTCAACATTTATAAAACTACCAACAGAATATCCATGTGAAGATTTTGTGATTGTAATGGTAGTGCCTGATATTGCATATGTAGCAGCAGTAGAAGTATCTGGGTCACTGTCAGTAGTAGCAACTAATAATTTTGCGTTGACATTAAATGCAGTTGCTCCATCAAAATCTGTCCAAGTGTCAACATTTGCTGTTCTTTTATCAATCAAATCATTAGGATAAAAACCTTGCGTAACAAAGTGCCTGCGTAGTCTTAATGGTTGTTTACCTCCCAAATCTAAAGTATTTGCAAATTCATAAGACCCTCCTGTTATGTCAACAGCACCTATAAAATCAAAGTCTGCAATACTATCAAAGTCTGATTCATCATCTAATGTCACTAATGAACCAAGAACAAGGCCACTTACATCATCACTAAAAAAACAGTCAACTTTTGTACCAGCAAAAGGTGGTGAATCGGTGTCTTCTCTATCTTCTAATATTGTAAGTTTTGGTAATGCATTTGGCTCAGTCGAAATAAGACTAACTTTTGCTTCACCAGAACTTAACCTTCCTCCATCATCTTTAAACTTTACTATGTAAGTACCATTTACAATATTCGGAACAATCGACTCACTGACGTTTCCTGGTAGTTCTGGAATTACGTCAACTGAATTTGTAAAAGTTGCACCTGTTGTAAGATTTGAACTTCTGACTACTACGTTCCCCCCATGGATCACATCAACATCTGTTGACTGATCAAAACGTAGTCGTACAAATTGATCCGATATTGGTTCTATTCTTAAATTCTGTACATCTGCTGGTATTGCAGTTTTACCTACAGTTGTAAATTGAATAACAGTAGGTTCTGGTGAAACTTCTAAAAGTGCGTTTTTTGTAGAAACTCTTATATCGTAAACACCAGCATCCGCATCAAAAATTGTAAAATCATTACTTCTTGTTGTTACGGTTGTATAGTTTTCGCCATCTTTTCTGTAGTCAATTTGATAACCAGTAGCACCTAAAACAGACTCATAAGTTACTAATATTTTATTTTTTGCCTTATTTTCTTCGACATAAAATTCTTCTTGTGCTGCTAAGTTACTTGGTGGATCTAATAATTCTACTAGGGTTGTAACTTTTCTTTCAGGTAAAGCTGTTCCATCTTCAATAAAAGCAAATTTACCTGTATTGTATGCTGTACCAACTATTGCATACTGACTTTCAGTTTCACTAACACTAACAACTCTCCATGTTGTTGTTTGTAATGTATCATTTTGTAAAACCCAGACACTGTTGGTATTTGGAGCAGAGGAAAAAGCGGAAGAAACAGTAATTACTGCTCCTGATATTCCTGATACTGACTTACTTTCGACAGTTCCATCTGATAAAACTACAGATAATGTTGGATTATTTGTAGCATCAAGATCTGTTGCTGCCGTATCATCTACTGTAACTGTTGTTGTTGTTGCAGCGTTTATACGACCACCTCTTCTTTTACCAGCTTTTACAGGGTCACTAACTTCTATAACTTGGCCTGGTCTTACTACTACACCTTCAGCAAGTCCTGTAGCAAAAGATATAGTTTCAGTGGAATTTTGTTCTTCAAATAAGATAAATCTAGCAACTCTTCTTGCTTGGTTTCTTGAACTACAACCAAAACCAGTAACTTTTTTTTCTATTCTTCCATATTTAGTCACAGCAGTAGTATTTTCTACAGTTTCATAATCTAAAACCTGATTTTCTATGTCAAAGTAAGATACTGAAACAACTGTGGATCTTGTTTTTAAACTTGTACCTTGATATGAAAAGCCTTCGGGAGTCACATTTGATAAGTTAAATAAATAACTTGGATCTGTTGGTTGGTCAACTGATAAAGATAAAGACCCTGCACTCCAAAAAGTCATGCCACGCATAACAGAACTTAAAGCATTAACAGTTGCATATGCATCCTCTCTTTTTTGCAGAACAGTATTACAGGAGAAACGTGGTTCTTCCCCACCATTTCCATCATCTACTAATGCAGAAGCATAAACAGAAGCAGAATAAAAAGCAAATTTATCAAGTTGACTTTCTGTTATATGATCCCCAAGTCCATATCTCGTGTTTGTTAAAAGATCAAATAAAATCCATGAAGGATCGCTTGTCCAGTGGGTTGTGGTGGTAAGTGTTCCATTAAAAGTACCAGAATATGTTATACGTCCTGTTGTAGAATCTACAGTGCCATTATGGGGAATTTTTATCTTAGTTCCACGGATTTTGAACATTCTCGAAGGGATATTTGAAAATGCTTCCGAATCAAAACGTAATGCAACATGAGCAATATTTGGATATGCACGTTGTTCATCTATTATTTCTGTAAAAGATGTAAAAAAGAAATCGTCCCTTATACGATTGGAACTTGAATCATCACTAACTCTTGTTACCGTAACAGATATTGGAAATGCTGTACCTGATGCAATATCAATTCTATAGTCTCTACTGTAGGCATTAAAACTTCTACCATGAACTCGATCTGTAATTGGTGTTGTAACAGTACCATTATTATCTGTAATTTTTATTGTCAAATCAACTGTTCTTCCTAAAGTCTGCCCCTCATCATTTACCTCTGTTAAAGCAGTAAATTTTAATGTAACTCTTATCGCATCAATATTACTATTCGTGATTGTCCTAGTAACAGGAGTATCTTTCACAACTTTTACATTAACTCCAGTTTCTGTCTCAATATCTTTTATACCTTTGATAAAAGTTTGATTTGCAGTACCAAATCTTGGGGAAAATTTTATATTTTGAAAATTGAAATCAGAATCTTGAGGATTATTGGGATCTGCATTAGGTTTTAATATTGGAGTTTTCCCTAAAAAAACATCCTTCAATGCTGCTGTATTATATGCAGTTGTTCCTTGTGTAAGTCCAGCAGCCGATGGAAAGCCCTCTATTTCACCTTCCGCAAGTACATCCACGATTGTGACATGTTGCTTACTAGATAAAGCATCTAATGGTAGAGCTTGTAAAGCTGGTAGAAGTGCCTGTCCTATAGGTGTATCTCTTAAGTCAGCAAGATCTCCACTAAAACTTAAAGTGCCCATAATGTTTTACCCCTCTAGTTGAACAGTATCTATTCCAGCAGATACTACTAATGACCCTGTAAACATTTCACCATATACAACAGGTATTGGAACCCCTGCTCTACCTGTATTTTGTACCCCGTTAAATGAAAAGTTTACAGATTGTGGATCATCAGAAACCGCAGGTGGTTTTGGCACAGGTGTAAGCATTTCAGCAGCACCAGATAAAACCATATAAACACCAATATTACCAGCAACGCCTAAAAAACCTGTACCACCAGCTAAACCTATCGCTCCAACGCCACCTGTTGCTATAACAGCACCGACAATAACAGCACCGATAACAACTTTTGTTAAACCTTTTGCACCAGTTACTACTGGAATAATTTTAATTTCTTGTTTTCCTATAGGATCTTCTAAACCTTGCTCATCAATATCACAATCACCAACTTTTACACAATAATTTTGTTGTAGCATATGTTTTTCTAATTTAGGAAAATTAACAAGTAAAAATTTAAATGCCTGTGCAGGTGTTTTTACTTCTGCTTCAAAAGTACGTTCTCCTATAAATCTGGCTAATCTTCCATATAATTTTATTTTATTAAGCATAACGATAAGCCTTCTTTGTCCATTGTATATATTTTTGATCATATATTTCTCTGCAACTAAGTCTTTTCACACAATGATGAAGAATTGTTTGATCACCTATGTATAAAGCAACATGATCTAAAGTCCCCATACCTGTATCCATTAAAAGAACATCTCCTTTTTCTAAATCTATCGTATTTTCTAGTTCAACAAAACCTAATTTTGGTAAAGCATATTCAAATAATGGATTATTACTAAATTCTTTTGGGCTTTTTGGTCTAGGCCAATGTTTTATTTTTACATTTTGTTTTTCTTGAAACCAATCTTCAATTAAACTCCAGCAATCTTGAACACCCCATACCCATTCTCTGCCAATTAATCCTTTTTTATATCCTGATGGCTTATAGTATGACCATTGTTCTGTTTCTGGTGTAACTATATAAAAAGGTAAATCTAAATACTCACAACTAGCTAAATCAGCATCACTAGCAGTAGAGGAATGATTTGGATGAGAATGAAATACAGCTATTATTTCTGCTTCATCTTCTGCATCTGCCCAATCATCAGGGTTGACAATAAATTGATCTTCTAAATCTTCAGCAAGATTTTTACAAGGATAATATTTTTCTTTTCCTTTATATACGCCAACTAAACCACAAGCCTCATACGGTGTTTGTTGTTTGGCGTGTTTGATTGCTGCGATTTTCCAAGTCATTAGTTAAAAGTGCCAATACCTGGAAAAATATCTCTTGTAGCAATTCTTTTAGGTAATGTGACGTTAACTAAATCAAGAGCCGATATTGCCTCCCACTGAACAACATCTCTATTTTCTGTAATTTTTCTATCTAAAAAGTAAATTTCTTGTGGAAACTCGGCTGTAGGATCTGCTGTGGCATTAGAACCACTGGCAAAATTTGCAGCATCAAGAAACCTTCCCAGTGTTCTTATTCGTGTAAGTTTTGCTCCTGTCAGATCATTCCCAGATGTTGTTTGGTTTACATCAGCTAAAATCGTTGTAATTGTTCCTAAAATATTACTTATTGTAATCGTTGGTCTTGGTAAAGTTCCTGTGCCGTTAAAGGTAAACCCTTCACATTTAATAGGAAATCTTTGATAAGTATTACCAGCCCAAACTACCTCACCGTTTGAATTTTGGCTTGCACCATTATGAAATCTATAAACAGTGCTAGAACCATGTAATGTTGAATCTAATGTCAACGTAAACAATTCAATAATCGCACCAGGATTTATTGATTGTAGTTGCGAAACTGGTACTGCCATTAGGGTTCAAACACCTCTTCAAATGTTGCATTTATAGTAGCTCGGTTATTATATGGGATAGATTTTGTCCAAGATTTACAAATAAATTTACTTGAAGATGCTTCGCCTGGTGGTGTGAAAGTAAAACTATCCTGATCTTCTGCCCTTGCATCAAGAAAAGTTTCTATAGTATCTGAATCAGTTTCACTAACAGCAAAAGTTAAATTAAAAATTTTTGGATTTTGATTCAGTCCAAATTGAACACGCTGCTGATACCCATCACCAAATTGAATAATTCTAATATTGGGTTGATTTGTTTTTGTTGTCCCATAAGTGGGATTTATTGAGGGGAAAGTTGCCATTTATCTAGTATTAGCAAGAAGGCCGCCAGGACGTTGTTGTTTTATTATCTCCTCTCTTACTGTCACTCCTAACAGTGTGCCAAGTTCTCTTGAATCATTTTCATCTGCTTGTGCATCAACACTACCTTCCATGTTTACATTAACCACAATATTATTTGTATTTCCTCCACCTATTTTATTATTTGGAATAATAGTACCAGCAGTAGAAGGAACAAATAATTCTGGCCCACGCTCTCCAACAATTGATGCTTTTCCTACAGGTGGCCTACCACCATTTGCAAAACCAAGAAAACCACCAATTTTTGTTTCTCCAAAAACACCACTTAAGATACTATTTATTCCTGATTTTAAAATAGAATTTGCTAAATCATTTAAGATATTTCTTGCTGATTCTCCTAATGATTTTGTACCATTTATTGCACCAACTAAGGCATCAGTAATTTGACTTCCGATAGTTTCACCAATTTCTGCAAACTGAGTCTTTAGTCCATCTGTTTCAGTCTTAGCTTTTTTTACACCATCAGAGATTAAATTTGAATTATCTTTTATTGTTTTTACAGCAGTATCTGTTTGTCCTAGAGATTCATTTAATAATGTTGTTTGTTCATTAATTACAGCAGCTTCACCCTTTGTTGCGGTTACACTTTCTTTAATTTTATCTTGTGTTTCCTTTTGTTTTGTTAGTTCCTTTGTTGTTAAAGCATCAGAAACAAGTTCTTTTTTCTTTAAATCAAATATTTTTTGAAACTGTTTTCTTGCTTCTGCACTAAATCTTCTTTCAAAAAAACCAAAATCTTTACTTACTTCTTCGGTTGCAAAAGTTCTTGCTTCTGTTTCTATTTTTATCATATCTTTTTTGCCAAGTTTGCTTACAAGACCAATACTTTCAATCAAATTTGTAATTTGCTTTACAGCTTGGATGCTAATATCTAAGATTGCTTTGATTTCATCTTCAAGTTCTGTTCCAATTGCCCTTGCAAGAGTATCAATCGTATCTTGCAAAGTTGATAATTTTCCATTTAAGGTGTCTGCTTGTTTTGTTGCACCACCAGCAAAAATACCACCTTGACTGGTTAAATTTATTAAGGCTTGATTTACAAGATCAGCACCAATTTTTCCTTTACGCATTGCAGATTCAAATTCATCGCCTTGCAATTTAGTTATTTTCTTAAGTTCATCAGTAATATTTACTCCTCTTTCCAATAACTGTAAGTTTTCTTCTTGTTGAAGCTTTCCTTTTGCTCTTATTTGACCAAAGGCTGTTGCAATTCCTGTAAGGTCAGCACCAGTAGCACCAGCTACATCTGCAAGTCTTTTTGTTGTATCAACAAGCTCTTCGGTTTGAAAACCAAAGGCTTTTAACCTTTTTGTTTGCTCTATTAGTTCACTACTTGTAAAAGGTGTAACAGCACCAAAATCTTGTAAATCTTTAATAATTTTATTAGTCTTTTCTAAAGAGCCTGTAAGTTGTTCAAGACTTGCTCTTTGAGTTTCAAGTTCAGCAGTTTTAAAAAATATAAATCTTGCTGTACCAACAACAGCTAAAGCTGCGAGAAGTGGTTTTAATGCTCCTACTAAAGTTCCAACGCCTGCACTAGCTGTTTTTGCTGCTCTTCCAGTGTCTCTTAATGACTGATTTGATCTATTTAATCTTCCTTTTAATTTATCTGTACTACTACTTAAAGCTTTTGTCTGTTCATTTACACGTTGCAATGGTCTAATTGCGTTTTGTGCATCAACTATTAATTTGACTGTTGATTGTGCCACAAATACAAATAACCTTTATTATATATTACCTTGATTTGGCCTTTTGTCGCTGCATTTCTTTTTCATGCCTTTCATTTTTAACTTCATAATAAGCAGCCCAATAAATAAGCTCTTCTTCTGTTACAGCCTTTCTTAATTCAACTAATGTTTTTCCAATTTCTGTTGCGAGAAAAAACTCAAAATTTAACCAGTTATCTCGCCTTATTCGTTTTTTGCTGTATCTAAATTAGTTTGAATATCCATCATAAATAATTCAAGTTCATTTAAAACAGTCTCTGGTAAAAATCTTTTTAGGTTTTCAGCATCAGCAGAAGCAAAAGCCTTAGTTCCATCCTCATTCTCTGCAAGTTGACAAAGTAGTTTGGTTGATATTGCCAAAGCCTCATCAGTGCCTGCCGAATTTTGTGCTTTTATTCTGTCGTATCTTGTAAGTGGTGGGAAATATAACTCTTTCAATAGTTCACCATTTGGCTTTTTTAGTTCATATTTTCTTCTTGCGGTCATTACATCACTGAAAGCCTCAGTGATTAAATCAACGGTTCTTTTTGTTGCCATGTTTATGTGGGGTTAGTTATTTAAAATTTACTATATGTCTGAAGTGATTGCACCAGTTGTTATAAATGAAATGTTTATTTCTTGGATCTCACCAATTGTTGCTCCATATTCAGCACCTGTGACTATTCCAGAAAAACCAAATTTCTTGGCACTTGCTGAACTATCTGGAAACAACTCAAACAACGCATCACCAGCATCACCAGTTGTCAAAATATCTTCAACAAATGCCAAGTAATCAGAGTTGCCAGCATTATCATAAATGAGAGTTGCTGAACCTTCACCAGAGATAAGGCCACCAACAAAAGTTTTTGAGGTATCACCTTGAACTGTGGTTTCTTGAGTATCTTTAGTAATTGATAAAGACCAATTTCTAAGACCTGATATATCAGCTTCTGTTCCAGCAGCGTTATGGAACATTATTTTACCGACATCACCTTTTACAGCAGCCATAACAAAAAAAAGAAAGATTTATAAATATATTAACCCTTTTCAAAGTTTTTTACATCTTTTTTTGAATTTTCTTGATTCTCCATATATCTTTTACAATTAGGGTCCCACATCCTAGAATCTCTTACACCTTTGACAGACTCAATAGCGTCAAGCATTTCTTCTGTGATTACAAGTTTTGGCATGATTAAAGATCCTCATATATTTCAAATGTTATTCTGATTTGTGTTTGGAATTTACCCTCTGGACTTGATGTTAAAACTTCTGGGCCAACAGGCGAATCAAAAATAACATTTGAAACTGTAATATTATTGTAGAGGTCACGCAACCTTTTGCCAATCGTGAAGTTTGATCCTTGACCAATACCTTCTTCTGTAAATATATTTATCAAAAGTAGACCAACAACACTATTTGTAGAATTAGCAGCTCCACCCATTGTTAAATAACTACCAGAGCCAAAACTTGTCTGGCATTGAACAAAGGTATCTTCTGTAGTGCTATCAAATGCCATGTTGTTAAATACAACAGGGATTGCAGGGCTTGAGGCTAGTTCTGTGGCTAATCTTGCCTCTATGGTGGATCTAACTGTGTTTAAATCTATTGCAGCCATAATCATTTACCAAATTGATTTTTCATCCAACTTTCAAGCTCTTTTGCAATCAACTCAGGAAAACCAGCTTTAGTATTTTGTCTTGTTCTGTATCTGCCTCCCCATGATGGAGGTAGGTTTTCACCATAACAAACTGGCTCTGCATAAGGTAGGTTGTTAATTATGGTTCCGCTGGTTGGTTTTATTTCTGTCTGCCATGAGTTTCGTAATCTTCCAGTATCAACTGGTGTAGCCTTTTTTACTCTTGATGTCCACTCCAAAGTCGTAGCAGCTACAAGGTCAACAACATCTTCTTCAAAAAAATCATTTATCTCTGTAAGTTTTATTTCTCTTGCCATATTTACCTCAAGATAAGATCAAAACTAACAGCAGTATTATTTTGCTCATTCGTTATAACTTGAATAATTTTAAATTCAACGCTACTAATCACAACCCTATCTTTTGTAGTAGGTGCAAATGTAAGATCCCCAGCAGATATTGTCAGTAACTTGTCTTGAGATTCAATCAAATCATTCACTTGATTTTTTGAAACATTACTTAATGCACCTTTGATGGTTGTATCGGATGTAGATTCTGTTATAGCTCCTGTTGTTGTGTTATAACTTCCAGCAGTTACTTGCCTGATAGTTACATCACCACCAAGTTTTTTTAATGAAGCACTTGCCGCTTTTTTTAGTGCATTAGCAAGACTCATAATGAATAAGCTATAACCTGACCACTTGCAAGAGTAATACTTGTAATAACACCTTCAATTTCTGAAGATGATTTCATTGTGATGCCGTTGATAGTTGAAGAACCATTTTCTGTTAAGTTCTCAGCAACAAGAGTTACTTCAGCATTTGATAAACAATGCACCTTACCAAATCTGCCTGTATGGGCATTTGTATCTGTAAT